AGTTCCGCCAGTGGACTGAATTTCATCTAAGATTAGAATACCATATAAGTTAGTCGCCCTTTGTGAAGGATTAGAAGCGCTATATAAGTCATAGTAAACCAAAATGGCATTGAAAGTAAACTGCTGGCCTGTTTTAGCAAAGTCTAATAAATTCTCAACATCAGATACATTTGTAATCTGAGCATATGAGGTATCGTTAAAAACAATTTGTACGCTATCGGTTGCATTTGGATTAATATTGTAATAGGCCTCACCTGTGCCTACGTCGTAAGTATCTACAACTGATAATAAGTTGATGTTTGGATCTGGGTGGTTTTGACCCGATCTGCCTTCAATTACATTATCAGCATAGAGTTTGGTTGCTGTTGTGTTATATTGTCTAGGCTGGAAAAGAACAGTTGGCGTTGAACCTACTGAAGTTGGCACGTTAATGTAAACTTCATGATATGCATTACCTTTATATGCAATATCGTTCTCAGCGTCAATTGTACCAATGTACTTAACTACTCGATCATAAACAGCACCAGTCTGAATTGAATTGTTCTCTTCGGTTAGAGCGCCGATTGTAGCCTCGTTTGAATCAGCAGTTCTAAATCTAATCGCACCTAGATTGCTTAACCATTTAAAGAATAATTTTTCAGCATCTGACTGTAGAATTATTGGATCGTAATCGTCATCTTGTAATAAGAGCTCTTCAGCATTTAATGTATAATTCTGAAAAGTCTGTGCAAAATCAATGTTTGGCGCGCCGGCAGAATAAGCACTTCCAGATGCATTAACCAGGTTTAAACTAAAGTCAATTGTATTTGCACCATTTGTGGATTGTGTAAAGTCAGGTAAATCCAATAACGCATAACGGCTGAACTCAAAGTTCAGGTCAGGGTTATTGAACGCCCTAGTCATATCTCTAGCAGAAGACGCAAAAGCGTACATCGTGCCGCCTCTTGGTTGAGGTATTCTAACTAACGGAGTTGCCATTTATATTCTTTTAATTTATTGCTTACGATATAGTTGCAGCGTGTGATGAGATCACATACCAAACTGTACCGATGTATCTTAATGTTACTGTTGAGTTCTGTCCATCTAAGCTAATAGAAGTTGCTCCTAAAGTTGATCCTGCTTGAACACCAACTGTAACAGCACTAGTATTAACGTTGATAATGGTTACTTCTTGACCCTCGATACCTGCCGGTAACAAGAATGCCGTATTTACAAAATAAGCTGACTCGGCTAAAGAGCCCGGAGACGTTGTTGCAGTTGGAACTACAGCGCTACCTTCAACACCAGGCTTTACAATTTCACCGGCCATCGTAGTTCTTGCAGCAAATTCAACATCAACGTCTAAATCAATACCGGATGCTGTAAATGTAGCAATGTTTGTTGTACCGTTAAGTACTGTCAAGCTTTGTACTGTTGCAGATGAAATATTCTGAATAGTAGCATTTGTAGGATCTAGAAGTGCCTGTAGATCAGCAATATCATCATTCACCAGCTGGAAGTTACTATTAATAACTGGCCTAGAAGATGAGATAGAATCTGTTCCTAAGATTTGTGTAATGTTTGCCATTTTTGTTTGTTTATTATTTTACATTTATCATATTACGTTTGACGACGTTGTGGTTACCATTGGTATCTTCAACCTCAAGTGTAATCTCATAAGTACCTGGGTCTTGGAATATGTAGGTTAACCACATACTATCATAGTATATATCATTTATTTCAGGGTTGCTTCTGTTTACAATGCCCCACTTTGGGTTTTTAATACCCGGCATGTTAGTAGCATCAGCTGCAATTGTAACGTGAGTTGATCTTTCAACCTCAGTATATTCTCTAAAAATCTTAGTATCATCAAAACCTGGATTATAGTGAACCACGTGTAATTCTCCATCGGCTAAAATAGCACTTGCGCCATTTGGCGTTACGGTAACACTCTCAAAGTCATAATTCTTAGAGTACTCTTTACCTACAGCCAGCATATACAAAAATGTATCAGCATAGCCGTCACCATTAGTATCGTGAAAAACTGCGTTCCAGTTAAACTTCTGAATGATTGGATTGGTTGAGTTATTTAATTCATCTCTAATTGCTTCCCATTCAGCTTCATATTGAGCTGTGTTAACCGGCGAGCTTGCCGTATTGCTTGTAATCACATGTGAACCTGTTGTAATAACTTCAGTATTTGGATCTTTAAAGTCAATCGCAATTTCATCGCCATTCTCTATATCGTAAACTTTAAAAGATGCAGACAAATCACTACCAACCCTAGTTGCATTCCAAGAAAGATGTTCAGTGTCTCTCCATCTAAACCTAGATTCATCAAATTGGTACGGCCCAGTAGTCTCTGAAAAACCAGTTTCAGTTAACGTGTCATTATACCTTCTTACCATTGAAAACCTAATACCTTGGCTTTCATCGTGTAAATAATTAGCCCTGTCTAGCGTATTGGATAGACTTGCAATTGCCTGGTCTACAGTTACACTACTGTCTTGAGCGTTATCCCAATAGCCACCTGACTTATTCCAAGTTAAGCCTTTATCATTCCATCTTACTGGGTCTAACCACTTATAGACTCCATAGAGTTCAACGTCTTTTAGTTCAACTTGAAAAAGATCTCTTTCTCTATAGTGTGATCGATGGCCAAAAAGGTCATAAACTCTCATCTCAACCGTATAGCTGCCTTCGTAAGGTACTATAATTGGCATTGTTAGATAGTTGTCAATATCACCGCGAACTTCAAAGCTAAAACCATTAGGTCCAGTTACAAGCCATTCAACTTCATAAACCCAGCGTTTCCACCAGTTATCCCAAGTTACTAAGAGCTGTGAGTTCGGGTCAATAGCATCGTCCCATGTAAAACCACCGTCGAACCAAGTGTCCCTAAAAGTTTCACTACCGTCTAAGATAACCGGACAGCCAACTGGAATATCCTGGTTAAACGTCCTTAAGTCTCTTTCAATGTAGTACTCGTAGAACTCATTGTAAATATCTTCGAGTTCTTGTAGTTGAGATGTAGTTGCTATTGCAAAATCAGCTGGTGTAAAACCTAAGTATGTTTGATAGTCAGCACTATTCTTATCTAAAGTTGTCTCTAGCACTAGACCCAAATCCTCAATAAAGAGAGTTCTACCTTCTGGCGCAACCTTAAATTTAATATCATGACCCTCACTTATAAAACCAATCTCATTCTGAACGTTCCATACATTTAAGTTTCTCTGAGTAAAGTAGTCACCTTCTGCTGTAATATCTACAATCTTAGTATTTAATGGCAGATATTCACGCTGTAATTTCTGCTTTAAACCATAGAGCTTGATTAAGATTTCATCCGGTGTATACTCAAATATCTCATCAACGGTTGGAATATCCCACTGGTCAACACCACCGTTCGGCTCGTTTAATCTGTAGACTAGGCTAAAACGACTAGTCTTCTTCATTGTACTTGAAGGGATCTGTACCGTCAACTTCTTACGCAACATCTCACCGCGCACCGAAGAATTAGGGACAGGAATCGCAAAGAGTTTACCAAAAGAAGGTTTGCTCTTGTCAACGTTCATCCAGTATTCTTTTAGTGTTATATTGCTATAACCAAAGAAGTCAATCGCATTTAAGATTGCCTTGTAAGTACCAACGAAGGGTTTAATATTATGTAGCTCTAGTAAGAGCTCTTTACGCTTTCTGTTTAAGAGTTTATAGTCTGGGCTTTGTTCCGAGATGTCGTGCTCTTTAAAGAGTAGGAAGTCTCCTTCATCTAGAGTTGCGCCGAAATTTTGTAGTAAAGTTCTAAGTCTTTCGTCTTCGGCAACCACTTCGCCATAGAATGCAATCTGAGCGACTTGTGTCTCAATTCCATTAACTACATCATAAATACCTAAGACGCGCCTGTGTGGTCCGTCAGCATTAGATCTTAAAGCTACATTTAACTGCAGTGCTTGGTTGCTCAATTTTTTAAAGTCCAGCTTCTCATAATACTTAACACCATCAACAACATTATAAGGTGCAACCGACTGTAGCTGCGGCTCTAATGTTAACTCTTTATGGTGTGTAATAACGGGCTGGCCATTCTTCATTTCCGCACCGTAGATAAAAATATCACTAGACGTTCCTTTTTCATCAATCCATTTACAAACTAGTTTTGAACCAACTGAATTTTCAATCGGCTGAATCAAACCTGGCATTGTAGCAGATGTAGTCTGACCCGCATAGTAGTAGCCAGTCTCCTCTAATAAGAAAATGTTAGCCGTTTCGTAGAGACCAACAGATACTTCATCTAGATAGACGTTACCTTGCCAGATACCATCAGCATCTTTGACCATGTTCATGTCATAGTCAAATCCGTTAAAAAATCTTAGTTTATCGTACATTAGTATCGTCTTTTTCTACTGTGTAATTTTTAAACGTTTTTAGGTGCTTAACGCCCTTAATAATATTATAAAAATAATCATTAAGAAAGAGCATAAACTCTTTAATAATCTGATTTCTACGAATGTGTTTCGAGGTCATCAGATTAAAAAGATTGTCCTTATAATCGTAACCAGTATTAAGTCTAGAGTCTTTACGGTGCTTTGCAACATCATAAATCTTTCTACGTTTATACCTTAATAAGCCTTTAAAGGGTGCTTCCATTATAACGCTTTTCTATTTCCAGCTTGCACTCTAGTGTAAATTGTTCTAGGCACAGGAGCTTCATCAAAGTTTATACTTAGTGCAGCCTCTTCATTTAATTTTACATCATCATCGACAAGATCGTCATCGCGGTCTAACCAACCACCTCTAAAGATAGCAACTTCATCTTTGCCCATTATAATATCACCCCATTGATCTAAGCCTCTAACTGAGTCTGGGATAGAATCTCCTGGGTTAATTCTAACTAGATTAGACTCCTCAATCTTCTGGAAGAATACATATTTTTGTTTACCGTTACCGATATTTTCAAGAGTAACTGGTTCTTGTGGCTGAATAGTTGTAGTTACAGTCTCATAGTAACCCAATCTAAGTGCATCTTCTTCTTTCTGGCTAATGAATCTTACGTTAACCGAATCAATACCTTCAATCTCTTCAAGAATATAGACAATGTCTGACTTAGGCAGCTTATCTCTTCTCGTAATGTTAAGCATATAATTTGAGATAGCTGCTCTTACGTCGTTTGCAATCTCTTGTTTACTAAAGCCATCAAAGTATCTGATTGCAACATCCATACTATACTTCTTGACAATTGGTTCTACGAATTTAACTTCAGCAGCCATCATCATCTGGCCTGAGTTTTGCAACACCTGATACATTGCATCATATTCGCTTTGTGTAAAGAACATCTCTTGTTGCGGTAGAGAGAAATAATCCATACCTGCAGTTAACTTTCTCTTAAAGTCTGGCATTGCAAAGATGTAAACTACGTTATCGTCGTCTAAATACTGGTCGTCTGTGCGGTTGTAAGCATCAATATATGAAAACTGGTTGTACTTAGATAAGAAGTACTCATAGTTGTCTGGAGTGGCTAACACATACGACTTACTTGCAAGTGGTGTTAGAATCCTTGTAAAATCAGTTGATTCACGATCTGCTCCCATCTTCGGAGAAGATGTTACTGTTATATCAAAGAATTCATTTAGGTCATGTAGTTCTCCAATTGAATCCTCACCTTCCGTTTCCCATTTTACAGTTAGATCTGAACCATCAGGCAAATTACCTTTAGAGCCACCGTGTTTAATATACTCAATCTCGATTGTGGCACCATTTGCCGGTGGCATACCGAAAGAACCGTTACCAAAGTAAAGGTCTAATCCGCCGCTAATTCCAGTCTTAACCATATAAGCTTTTTCATTAGCGTTCATGTCATAGAGTGAAACATGTTTAGTCCATACTTCGCCGTTTACGTAGACTGTAATTTTGTTATGGTCAGTTAATCCTCTAACGTTTATATTGTAAGACTGAAGATTCTCTCCAGTCCCAGTTACAGTTTGTGATTCATATTCACCTTGTATAATTTCACATGTAAATTTATTCTTATTACTCTTCTCAACTCTAAATCTTTCTCTTGGTGTTTGAACAGTGTACTTTAGACCATTTGAGTCGAACTTAATAACAGCTCTACCATCAAATGTTAGACCAGTACCTGCAATTTTAACAAAATCAGCGCCCGGCTTCCACCTAAACTCAATTTCACCAAAAGCAGCATAGCCTCTAGTTGCATCATGTCCAGTTAGTCTTGACATACCGTAAATTGACTCGGCCTGTTGAGCCGTGTAAATATTCTGTTCCACTAAAGAATCTTCTACGTAGAACATAATCAATTCACTCATCTCACTCATTACATTTAAGAGCTGTGCGAAAGGAGAGGCCTCAGTGAACAAGGTACCTGCACGATTATAGATACGAGAAATATATGTTCTTGCATCCTGTTTAATCTGAGCACCTGTTACTCTAAGCTTATTTAAAAATTTAAGATCTGCCATCCGTTTTATTTATTTAATTTACGTAAACCTGCACAAGATAACTATTATCAACTGTGATGTCAATATAAGCAACATCTCTCACAGTACCTCGTAAAAAGCTAATTTCGGTTTTCACGTTATATTTTTTAGCCAGTGGACAATACGCGTTTATCTGACCTTCTATTGTTGATTTCAATTGCTGTTCATTGTACTGTAATGAATATATCAAATCTTCTAAATTACAGCCAAAACCAGGAGCGCCTAAAACTTCTCCTTTATCAGTAAAAAGAGTAGTTTCAATTTGAGTTATAAGTTGTTGTACTTCATTCTCAATATGAACTTGATTTGGATCATAGTTAGGATCTCCTATATATTTAATGTACAATTCCATCTTTATATGTATCTCTTTTAGCTATGGAACATCCAGTCCACACCTTCATCACCCTTGATTTCTTCTTCAATAGCAGAAAGTTCATCATCACCCATTGATTTAATTGCATCATAATCAAAGTCTACATTACCAGGTAAAGCAAATTTGAAGATACCCAATTTGGCACCAAGTGATTGTTTGATCTTTGCGCTAATATATCTAAAGAAGATCTCATCATCATACAGAGCGCAGTCTGGAATTGTCTCATAAACCTCTAGAATAATATCACCTTTTGGTGTATCACCCATGAACTTTAAATCACCAGTTAATCTTGAGTACTGGAAAGAGATCGGATTCTCAAGAATCTGCCTTGACAGATCGGCAAGTGAAGCATTAAGTACATAGTATTGTAACTCTTCAGCTGCTTGTGCAGGTCCTGAACCATCATACATTCTTCTAAATAACATCTTATCGATTGAGAAGTCAGCACCAGACTGGAATCTTAAATCAGATCCGCCCATGTTATTCCAACCACTTGCAAGATCATATACACCGTAAACAGCATAAACTTTACCCGCACCGTCAGCCGCAGCATCTGGCAGAGTCAAACATCTGTGCTTCTTAAAATATTCAGTCTCAAAAATCTCTTTCGGGATATGATAATAGTTCTCCTTTACAGAGTCCTCATATTTCTTGTAGAACCATTTCTTAGCTCTCTTGATAATGTTGATGATCTCCTTTTTAGGCAGATTAACTGGTACCATACAAGCACCAGTAATCTCATCACCGATCTCATCTAGAAACTCGTTTAAACAATCGTCACTAAAATCTCTAGGGGTTGTTAAACCATTTTCATTACCACTTCTAATTTCACTCATTTTATGAATTTATTTTTTTACTTACTACGATTTCCGTATCGTCAAATCTAGCATACGGGCCAACGTTACCCTCTCTAAATATACCACCGACCATCCTGCCTTTAAAGATACCATCCCTACCGAAAACGTAACAGTTAACAGCACTACAGCTTCCATGTACATATGAAGACTGTATTTTGGACTCTTTAACCTCAGTTGACTGATAAAAATTACAGTACTGTAGATCTGAACCCTCTATCTTACACGCATAAAAATTACAGTTAATTAGATTACCTCTAATTTCAGATGTGATAAACTCGTAATTTTCAGCCAAGAAACAAGTCGACATCTTACCGTCTTTAACTTGAATTGAAGAAAAGTCAGAGTCGTAGTTGATAGTACCTTCTTCTAAAGAGCCATGGATAATTAAGTCCAATACTCTTCTCTTAATTCTATCCCAATGTACTTTAATAATCTGGTAGTCATCTTGCAGATCGACTAAGAGGTTAATCTTGGGCCAGTGCTTATTTAAGTTCCTGTGGTCTTTTAAAGCCTCAAGAATTGGCAAGTTCTTATTCAAGATATACTTAAGCTCAATTTTATCTTCAGCTGTAAATTCAGTCTGAGAACATGCCTTAAAGAGCTGTAGAATAAATCTATCAGCCATGTAAAGAATATCGTCTTGTCTCTCTTCATAATCTTTACCACCAATATACCTAAACTCTAGGTAGTTCTTCTCTTTCTTTAAGAAGTTAACGCCATAGTATTTAGTGTCCGGAAATACAAAGTTCATTGGATTAACGTGCTCGGCGCTAAAGTGTGCCGCTTCATGCTTTGGCATCACAAACTTAATCGACTTTGCGTAAACCGAGTTCTCTCTATTTGGAAAGAATTTATAGACCTGCTTTTCATTAAAGGCCAAGATAAACTTAAGAGTGTTCATCTTTGATACCATCATCGGATCTTCAAGATACTTCTTGTCAAATGACATGTTTAAGTGGATTGAAGCTCTATCTGTTGTATAACCATGCTCTCTAATCCAACCCAACATCTTAATGATAACAATTCTAGCATTACGGTAAGGCATCGCACCAGTCACAAGCTCAATTAAGCCTGAACCACCTGACATATCAGGCTCCATCTTAAAGTGTTTGTCTGTTGGTTGAAAGTCAGAGTGTGCCTTTTCTTCTAGACTAATAGGTAAACCTAGAAGATCCTCAAGCATTTTTTGAGTTTCTTCTAGGTTCTTTTTTGAATAGAATTCAAATTCAATGCCCATTAAGGCGGCATTGAGTATTGACTCTCTTGTAGACTGTCTACTTAGTTTATTCATCGAGCTCGATATATTCTTGTTTGGATATATATCCGGCTCAAATATGTAGCTTATGGTAATTTAAGAAAGACCTTCTGGGTCTCCTCTTCAATTCGAGTAATCTTGACTGTAATGTCATCACCTGGGTTAAAGACTTTCATTATATCTTCGCCTAGTTCACTGACGTGTAGCAGTCCAGTAACACCATCCTCGATTGTAACAAAAAGGCCATAGTCTTTCTTGGCTTTTACTTGAGCCTTAACAACAGCTGGAATTTTATACCTTGTAGTAATATCATCCCATGGGCTAGTTTGTACATTATCGATCTGTGTTAGAGTAATCTTAGTGTTCGAGATAACATCCTTTACTTTAAAGGTAACTTCATCCGCCGGCATAATTTCACGCTTCTTAAACTTCTCGAATGTTTCTGGGTCTAGATCATTCTTGTGAATCATACCTGTCAAACATCTGTTAAATTCAACGAAGACTCCGTATTTAGCAGTTCCTGTTACGTTACCTGTGATTTCTTCACCGGCATTCTCTTTAATATTCTCAATCTCCTGTGGGATTAATGCCTGTAAGTATTTTCTGTGTGAAACAACTATTGTGCCTCTAGTCGCAGAGAAAGATACTGGTACCACATAGAGTTCTTCACCAACAATAGACTCAAAGTCTGCAAGCTTGTTGATACCCGCAAGTGAACCTGGCATGAAACATTCAATACCTTGTACTTCAACAATGTAACCACCGTTTTCAATCATGTTCTTAACAAGACCTACCCAAGCAGTATTGCCTGATTCAACACCGTCTCTAAGATCCATAAAGACTTTCTGTTTAATACCGCCTGAAACAGAACCTGAGATAAAGGCATTATCAGTGTTAGTAATTAAAACTGCAGTTTCTTCACCTGGTGTAAGTTCTTTGACACTCTGTGGTTCTTTATCGGCTTTCACATAGATTAATTCTCTGTAACCAATGTCAACTGTAATTGTATCTTGGGTTACTGCATAAACAATACCCTCGTGGATTTCACCTATTTTAACACTAGATTTAATCGATCTGTTGATTTCAGAGTTCTGCAACATGTCGTACATCTCTTGAGCATAATCTTCTCGAGAGTAAACTTTGTCACCTTTTTGTGTTTTAATGTGAGGGTTAGGTTTTCTTGTGTGTGAAACACAAGTAGCTTCATATGCTTCCCATATAAAATTACCATCTGAATCATAGAATTCACTATGCTCATTTTTTGGCTCCTCTGAAATGTTGTTTGATTCGACGTTTTGTTCAGGTGTTTGACCTAATTTTTGACTATCGGTTGCCGATCCGATTCTAGTCCTTTTGTTTTCTTTTGACATTTATTTTTATATTAAAGGTGTAACATATTATATATCCGTTTAATTTTCTTAAAAAACCACGGGCACAAAACCTGGCATTGGCACTGGACCAATTGGTGTTGGTATACCACCAAGGTAGAGTAATTTAAACTCTAATAAATGTAGAGCATATGTAGCTGCAAGTGCAGAAGCGACAGCTATGGCCGGCGGCTGCGTTGCCGGTATTTGTGAAAAAGTCTGCCCCATGTGCATAGCTCTTCTCAAGTTATTTGCCAGTCGATCTACACTACCATAATAAATTGGAATGTATAGACCACCAAGTGGAGCTGGAATAAGAGCTGGTAGAGCGGATGGCGAAACCTTAAAAGGCTGTACTAATGTACTATACCAATAAGCAATTGTAGCTAAAGCAAGTTGCTTCCATGGATCTGTACCATCCTCGGTATTAAATAGACCGTTGTCCATAGATAGACCTGAATAGCACCTGTAGTCAAACGGTAGATCTACAGGCGCTTCTTCACAAGCAGCAGCATTATTTTCAGCCTGTTCACCTTGCCATTTAACAAACTCAAATAGAGTACCACCGCTAAGAGCTTTAAAGTCTGCAAATGTGCTACTTGAGTTAAAAGCCCTTAACTGTGGATCTGGTGTTCTAACCCAGTTATTTTTATATTCAGTAACCACATATGTTGATACTACATGTAGCGGTGTTTTCTGCCATCTACTTAGGATTCTTTGTGTACCATCGGCTAATGTCTCTGTAAATGAAGAAGCATCAATACTACCAGCTGTAAAGGTAGATGGTAAGTAAACTCTTACATCTGGTCTCCATGAAAAGAAGGCAACAACAGCATCTGTCAATATTTTAGGCCTTTCACTAGGAGATTCTCTATTATAAGAAACTTGGATACGTTTTGGGTTCAATTCCTTTTCTGGCCTATCATTTCCAAAGGGCCATGGTTTTTGAATTGGATTAACAGCAGGTCTTTTAATTGCAGAGTCGATAGTATCGATATTTACAACATTAGCAAAAGCACTATACCAGCTAGAAATATCAACAGGATGTGCCGCCATAATAGCATTTCTTACTTTGTTTGAAACGTTATCAATCAACGTTTGCCAGTTATAACCAGCAGCTGCAATTCCTGTTTTAACATTGTTATGTACGTTAATATAAGGTGCACTAAAGCCACTGCCTAAATTAACCCCGCTAAAGTTATAGCCTAGGTATTCTATTTTACCTAAAGATGAAACCCATTCAAAGAAACTCCAGCGTTCGTTTGGACTGCTTATTTTCTCAAACTGTTGTAAGAGCCTGTTCGCAAACATATCTTCAATCTGAGCCCGTGTGTCGCTGGGCTCAATACAGTGAAACTCGAAATAAGAGAAAGTGTAGAGCCTTGACCCTTCTTCTTCTAAGAACTGACAGAACTTCTTCTCGCGTTCGGCTTCTAGTTCTTCTTCAGTCGGTGGGTCTGGAATCTCAGTTGACATTTCATCATAAGGCTCAAGAGATTCTTTGCCCTGTTCTGTAACATTGCCGTCTGCGTCTTTTTGATCTACTAAATAAGGTTCACCATTTCTAAAGATCTGCTCAAAGATTTCACCGTAGGCTTTAATAAAGATTTGTGCTGCTGGTGATTGAGTGTGTGTTGCACCAAATGGAGTTTGTGCAGTCTTAAGTGCATCTAAATAGAAGCCAGCTAAGGCTTCACCAAAATTCCTGCGGCCACTTGGTGTTACAAGTGGTACATATGTTTTAACGTTAAAGTTAGCGTTAATCTCAGCGCCTGGTCGATCTTGACCCTTTAGAACTCC